TAAAACCCAATCAGCCCAGCACATTTTGGATAGCGTCTTACTCAGGACACAGACGGCAACTCACCTGCTGGATGGTACGCTACTAAAAACGCAGTCGGCTACCCAAATTCTGGATGCAGAACTGGGCGCACCCAGCACGGACGGGTCTATTGCCGTGAGCGTATCGCTGTCAGGTGAGTTTATTACCACGGCGGCTTTGCGGGGAGAGTACGTAACAGTTAGTTCATTGAGGGGAGAGTACGTAACAGTTAGTTCATTGAGGGGGGAATACGTGACAGTTAGTTCATTGAGGGGGTCAACGAATTGATTGACCAATTCCTTAATCTATGATACAATCAGACAAATTACATAACTCATCTTACAGGGCGTCGAGAGGACCGAGCCGTAACCTCTTTGCGCCCTTTTTTATTTCCCTATCCCCCAAGGGGATGCCAAGGGCTTATGACCAAGCTAGACCAAAACTTTGACCTCTGGACGGGTACTGACAGAACCCTGGCCTACTCGATCACCAACGCCAGCGGCGCAAGCCAGAATATGAGCGGGTTTACCGCCCAGTTTTTGCTTATGGATGAGCCGGGCAGCGCCTCACTCTTGCGTCTCAGAACGAGCGGCAGCGGTGTCACGATTAGCACCAGCGTGGTGAGTGTGGTTTTGGCCGCTTCCCTCACGGCGGGCTGTAATCTCAGTGGCACATACTACACCGAGTTAAGCGCGTCCGATTCCAGCGGCAATGCCGACGTGATGGCCGTTGGGTATGTGACGATTAATAAAAAGGGGTAACAAAAGTGTCATACAGTTCGGCTAGCTCAGTCGCCGCGCTCACCCGTAACCTCACCGGCAACAAGCAATACTCTACCTCGACCTGCCCGACCATTAACGAGGTAAATAGCTGGCTATCTTCCGGCTGCGCCGTCATTGAATCAAAGCTAGCCGTATGCAATTACTCCGTGCCGGTGACGGCGGGGACGGTAGCCTACGACTGGCTGGGGCAGCTTAATACGCTGTACGCGGCGGCTTTTGCCGAGATGAGCCGGACGACGGCCACGCTAGAACCCAATCAGCGCACGAAGGGCCAGATTTTACTTGATGAATTTTGGAAGCAGCTAGATATGATTTGCAAGGGCGACTTGGTTCTGGCGGGATTAACCCGAACCGGGCGGGGGTTAGTATACGCCGGTGGGACGAAGCGAAGCGAGAAACAGGTCTGGGAAGGGGACAGCGGGCGAGTCGGGCCGCGATTCAGTCGAAATCAATTTTCTACACCGGGCCGGCTAGACCCCAGCGGGACAACGGCCAGTTAGCTATGACCACTACAAAAACATTCCCAAGCGATTTAGAGATATTGCATAAGCTGTTTGAGGCCGTAAAACTCTACACCCTATCGGCGGGCGGGGATGGGATTGGATATATTGTCTCGGAGAAATATAGGGAATACGCTGACCAGTTTGAGGCATACGAAAAGCAGGCCGACAACTGGTTCACTGAACGCAATAACCGCGAGAGGAGCGTGTCATTTTTTAATTCACAAGAGGGTATTATTCTTGTCAAAGACGACTCGGATGTTGTCGGTTTCGGGATTGATATAGTCGTCAAAATTTATTAGCCATCATCTTTTTCTCCTCCTTGAGCAACCCCGCCAGTGATGCCCTCCCTAGCTGGCGGGGGAGGGGGGACTACTTAATCACCCGCTTGGCTTCCGGCTCAAATTCATCTGGGTCAAGCGTGCCGGCTTTGACGGACTCACGGAATTGGATATAGGTAGCGTGGCGGAGGCGGGCAAGGTGACGGAAGTAGATTTGATCGCGGGTGTAGGTGATGAAGCGGCGGAGAGGTTGAAGCCAGACCTCGACCAAGCCAAGGTTAAGGGCAACAAGGATAAAGTGAAGTAGTACCAGTATCCAGTGGTTGCCGAATATCAGGTCGGCGGCAAGAAGGGTTGCCCAGATGATGGCAAGAACGAGGTAGAGGAAGCCGAGAAGAGGGTTAGGCTTGGTCATTGGTTAGCCTCCGTGGGCCGTTGGGTGAATTTGATACACAAGGTAAATGATGCCACATAAGCCGAGCGCAATGATGGTATAAAGAATTGTCAGGGGGAGCAAGTCGGTATTAGTACGGAGAAACACATAGACCGTCACAACACTGCCGAGATTAAGAAGGAAAAAGAGTACCGTCAACTTAGCTTTAACATCGGGGACTTCACGCCTGGCAAAGTTATTGCGATTGCGATAGACAAACCAGAGAAGGAAGATAAATATTCCCCAGATGAATCCGAAAAGGGTTAATGCAATAAGCAAATCTGTGGTGGTCATTGCCGGACTCCGTGGGCCGTTGGGTTAATGGGTAGATTATACTCTTGAATGATTTTGTCAAAATCTGATTGGTATTCTTTGATATATTTACAGGCAAAGTAAAGCCGCTTTTGCAAGTTATGTAACTCAACTGGGACTACAGAATTGTGCGGATTGTTGGCTATGAACTCGTGAGTTACATTTACAAATATTTTCCAGATTAAAAAGTCTCTTTGCTTTTTAGCTTTGAGTAGGAACTTATCAAAGGTTGGTACTATTTTATGGTAACAAGTTTCAACGTCCGTAATAGCCAAATCGTAGCATCGGGGGTTAGAAGTTCGCATTATGCTATTACTTAAGCCCCAGATTCTTTTTATTTCTTCTTGGGCAATTTGGTCGTCATTGCGAAGCCGAATAGTGAGTGTTTGCGAGAATCTCGCCCCTTTGTCGATATTTCTGATTTGGAAGCTGCCTTCGCCGGCAATGAAGCCAGCAAGCCAACCGCCTTCGTACTCGCTAATAGAATCTACACTCCATTCAATACAAAGGGGTATTCCGGCCCGACGTAATGCGGTTTTCCAATCTGGAAAGAATCTTTCGTAGGTGCTTTTAGAATAATCACTATGTCGCTTTAGGTCATATTTTGTAGGAGGGCGCTTAACGATTCCGTAAATTCGTTGCAGTTCATCTATCAATAACTGAACCTTTTCTTTTCTAGAGATATAGTTACGAGAATTCATTACCTGCTTGGATACGGGTGAGCACCCTGCAAACTCCAGAGCCTCTATCCAACTTGAAAAATGTTGCTCGTACAAGTATTTGCTAAATCTACCAAACAAGGATAAATCTTTCATAGTAGGAGAATGCCCCACTATGCCCTGGATTCTCCGTAATTCGACAGCAAGGGTATCTCTATCTATAACAGTTGCCATCATGACCTCCATTCGTAATACAACCCATCTGGGCCTGTTTTTGGGGTAGAGGTTAATAGACCAAATTTTCTAAGCTTACCTAAGATATTGCCGACATAATTGATAGGTAGGCCAAAATAGTCAGAGACCTGGCGACTAGTGATAGGATGATTGCCTACTACATACTCATAAATCAAGGTTTCGTTGCGTGACAGGCTTTCAAGTAATAACTCGGTCAATGCGTCGATACATTCAGGGTCAGACATATTCTTTAATTCTTGCGCTATTCTAGCACTCGAAATTGGCATAAATTAGCTACCTTTCACTTAATAATTGTTAGTAGTATAGTATCATATAGTGAATAGATAGTCAAATAAATATATCAAAAAGGATTACTTTAAAATGGGATTTATGGAGGTGAAGCCAACTCAGATGGGCAAGGGCAAGCCGGAAGGCGTGTCCGTCTGCTTTATTTATGCAGACAGCCCATCTGAGTGGCTCGTCAAGTAACTGTAGCTCATGGCGATGCAAAATTCCAAGTGACTCGTTCAACAAAGCGGGTGGCAAGTGGAAGGGTAAGTTAGTTCACGTCAGTGGCTACCTTGATTATTTGAGTCCGATAATTCAGGATATTGTCGGCCCGGCTGATATAGTTCTCTTTCAGAGAAATATTATCAACGAGTCGGTTTGGAACGCGATAGAGTATTGGCTCGGAATGGGGAAGCCAACCGCCGTCGATTTGGATGATGCCTATAGCATCCTTCCCTGGTCAAATCCCGCCAAGAACTTCTGGCATCACCGGCCCGACCTCTGGCAAGGTGAGATGGTCGAAGGCGCGGCTATCCGCTACCTGGAGGAAGGCTTACGGCGCACCGGCGCACTCATCTCGCCTAACCGCAACCTACTCAATGACTGGTCGCACGTGTGCCGGGGTTACTACTTGCAGAACTACGCAGAAACCGCGTGGTGGGTCAATCTCCCCTCCCGGCAAGACCTCAAAGCCCAACGCGGCCTAACTGACCGGATTGTAATAGGTTGGGGTGGCAGTGTCAGCCATTACGATAGCTTCTGGGGCAGCGGCATTCGTGAGGCCGCCGAGCGTGTCTGTAAGCGGCATCCTGAAGTGCTCTGGCTTATCTGTGGTAATGACGGGCGCATTCACGATCAACTCCCTGTCCCGTTTGACCAGAAGGCCCAGCAAGCCGGCGTGCCCCCAGAAGAATGGCCCAAGACGGTCAAGCTCTTTGACATCGGCGTTGCACCTCTATGGGGCGTCTACGACCAGCGCAGAAGCTGGATTAAGGGGATTGAGTACAGTTTAGCCGGTGTGCCGTGGGTAGGCACAGATGGTGAGGTTTACAGAGACATCGCCGACACGGGCGCACTTGTACCCGGCGGCGTGGATGCCTGGGAAGCGGCACTTGAATACAAGATCAACAACCTCAAGCGCGAGCAGGAAGTGATGGAGGCGCGAATACCGGAGGCGCAACAAAGATTTTTGGTTGACAATAACCTTGACGTGTTTGAGAAGGTGTACAGACAGATTATTGCGGACTTTAACGGCGATAGAGTGAGGTTGCCGGGGGTGGTGCGGGTTGCACCGTTGCCGCAAGCCGAACCCATCAAGGAAGCGACTGGAGAGGCGCAGCCGGTGGCGGTATGATTAAGCGCATTGATATTAAGGACTTCCGTGAAATAGGCTACTTGCAAGAATTAAACAGGCGCTTCCTCCATCCGCTTGGACTTGCTCTTGAGGTAGTTGTAGACAACGAAACGGGCGAGGAAACACTAGGTGGCATTTGGGATTACAGGGACGATCCTGAAGGTATGATTTTTGATGAGATTGACGAAGTAAAGGCCGCTGATATTCAACGGCTTTGGGATATAAAGGGAGAGATTCGGCAAGCCAAATTTGGATGGGTGATTCAGCCTATAGACACGGTGTAACCCCCAAGGGGATAGCAAGGCTTATGCCCGACCTTGACCAATTAGACTGGGCAAAACTTAAAGCTGAGCTAGAAGAGGAATTGCGGAATCGCAAGCTGTTCAGCCTGGAAGATGTTCAACGCTTAGAACAGCGCAGCGAGCTAACGGTAGCAATTCTAAGGATTTTTAGACCAGCAATCTTAGCCCTGTACCAGAAAGAAGAAAATGGCAGACAACGAACAAGACGAACTTAATAACCAACTCAAAGCCGCCCAAGGCAAGCACCTCCGGGCCATCGAGAACTGGGCCCGGCAGCAGCCCCAAGTCGCCGGTATCCCTATCCTTCAAACGCTAACGTATGACTTGATTCAGGTGACGAACCAAGCATACCTCAACGCGATTCTATCCCCACCGCAACCCGAAGGGCAACAGCGAACCGAGGCAGTCAATGGCTAAAATTCTAACCTCCTTCCACGCTCCCTTTCTGCCCATTCTCAAACCCCTGGCCCTGGCCGGCCATCATCTCATCGCAATGCATCCCCAATTCGCCCAGATGCTCCGCGACCTTGACCTGCCTGCCAAAGCCGTAGCCGAATTTGTTGACCCCGGCCTGCAATCTCAGGGCTTTAGCGAAGCGACCAGGGTACTCAGGACCATCACCCCACCCAAGAACGGCCTTGGCCCTGGCGCGATTGACTTTATGCGCCAGGGCTTGGGCGGCTTTCTGTACCCCCGGATGGCCGATGTCTGTTCCTTCGTGCTGGCCCTGGAGCGCATCCGGCCCGATTTCATCCTCCTCCATAACGACGTTGAACCACTGAACCGTGCTGCCGCACTATGGGCGCAGAAGCACCCTATCCCCTGCTTGCACGTCCCCCACGCCGTCTATTTGCAGATAGAAAAAGGCGACCCCGGCGATGACGTACACGACCTTGTAACCGCCTCTCATTTAGCCGTGGCCGGTTGGTTCCAAAAAGACTGGTACAAAGCGCGAGGGGCAAGGCACATTGTTGAGACGGGTTTACCCCAGTTTGATAAGCTGGCGGCATTACCGTTGGATCAGAAGCGGGCAAGAATGCAATTAGGCTTAGAGCCGCACAAGCCGACGGTGACTTATGCTAGTAGCTGGCGGCAGGATACCAACCTGCTCGGCTGTCACGACGGCGTACAGGAAACCTACCTGGCAATGCTTCAAGTGATTAAGCGGCTGCCCGATATTCAGTTCGTGATAAAACTCCATCCCCGCGCTCAAGACGGGCAGTGGCACTATCAAGCGGCGCAACAGGCCGGGCTAGAGCCGGAGCAGATGCCATTTATGACGGCGCAACATACCGAAGTGGTCTTGCAGGCTTCGGATGTTATCTTTACTTACAGCGGCTCTAATTTGCTCCTAGAGGCTTCATTCGTCCCCTGGCTGCGGCTGATGGCAACACAGGGTTACGAGAATGACCCGGAGGTGTTCAAGGTCAACACCGACCCACCGGATGTCGAAGTGATGGCAAATGCGGTGATTGAGGCTTTGTATAGCGCCCCGCCGGATTATGGGGCATTCAAGGCGAAGTATTTGGGCCGGTGTGATGGCCGGGCGGCGGAGAGGATAACGAAGTTGATAATGGAGGGCTTAAGTGTCCATCAAGCTACACCTTAGCGTTGACCCGCCCCTGGAACAAGTTGCCTTGCCGTTTCGCCGGTTTCGCGGCGAGAGCCTTGATAAGCAGCTTGAGGCATTAAGTGTCGTTATTCATCACAAGATCGTGGACGAAGCGCCGGAACGCCGGGGGCATCTAAAGAAGGCCATTGTCCGCAAAAAGCGCGGTCAATTCAATTATGAAATCCTGGTAGACCGGCGAATGCAGGGCGGCAAGTATGAACACTATGTCCGGCTGGGGACAGCGCCGCATATTATTGTGCCGGTCAAGCGCCGAGCGCTTTTCTGGCCGGGTGCGGCTCACCCTGTTAAAATCGTCCGGCATCCCGGCACGAAAGCCAACCCGTACTTTGACAGGGGTATCGAGAGGGCCGGGGCTGATATTGACCGGGCCGAAGAACTCATCGGCTCACAGATAGAAAAGGAGTTAATCGACAAATGACAACCATCATATTTTTAGAGGATAGCTTACCTCTCCCCAGCGTCGTAGACGCAACTGAACAACTGGTGAACTTCCACGCCTTTGCCGTACAAGCCCGTTTTCCGTGGGAACTGGTTGACCGCGTGACGGCCTACAAGCCCATTGACCTGAAAGAACGGCTGGTCAAGGATAGCTTTTACCCGATGGAGGAATATAAGGCCATCGTCAAGCGGCTGGACGCACAACATTCGCTCTGGTCAATCCGTGACGACCGGACCTTGTTCTTCCTTGACCAGCTTGCACCGTTGGTTAAGGATCTCAGGGTGCTGTGGGTGGATTTGGAGCGCAGCCGGAATGATTACGAAAAGGAGCTTCAGCGGCGAACGCGACAGGTGTTTGAGCGGTTCAAGGGGCCGAAACTTCATCTAAAAGAGGATGACCCGAAAAGGGCACTGGCCTTTGTTTTGGGTGAGGATGACGATGCCGGTAAGGGGAAGGATAAGCCGAAAGAGGAAGCACCGGCCAAGCCGGAGGAGGTAAAAGGGGAAACGCCGGCTGGGGGCTGACAATTGCCCCCAAGAGAGCTTGGCGATAGTTGACACTATGTAACTTAATAATTTTTAAGCTCGGTTTACATAATATTGTAATCAGGCTTAAAACTACGCATAGCACCACAAAAAAGGAGCTTAAAAATGGTACTCAGCATCGACGTAGTTTTATACTTAGTAGCTACAATTTTATTCGGCCTTGACGGTTTCCGCGTTCCCGCCGCCGTTAATTGGGTCAGTCTGGGCTTTTGCGCTCTGGCTTTGTCGTTGGTTCTGTAACAACGGCTAAGTAGGGCAATAACTACTATACGCAAGAGGACGCCAATTAAATGACCACCACGGCCTCGGCCATCAAGGACGCAGCAATCACAAATCTATCAGCGGCCAGTGTTATTGGAGGCGAGCAGGTTTCGACTAATTACAGTGTTATGGAAAGTACCGCCGCCTGCTGCGCCGTGGTCAACGTAATCGGCTTCGTTTCCAATCCTATGACCTTCGGCAACAACCGCCGGGGGACGGCTACGCTGTTGATTGAAGCGAAGCTGAAGGACACCGGCGACCCCGTGAGTTTAATGAATAATACCCATTCGTTTATGGATAAGATCATTGCCAGCCTGGAGTCAGATGACACCTTGCAAGGGACAGTGGAAGGGATAGAGCGGATTGAGGCCACCCGCGACCCGAACATAGCGGAAACGATTGGCGGGGCGACGTGGCTGCCGATAGATATAACGGTCGAGATGTCTTGGTGGGATTAGGCTATTGTCAATTACTATTTTTTATGGTAAACTTAGTAACAATGAACCGGCGCGACTTCCTTAGAACCTTATCCAAGAGCCTTCTGGCTTTGCCCTTTGTAGCGGCATTACCGTTTGTGGCAAAGGGAACTGAATCTAAAATTATTGGTAGCTGGAAGGATTTGAGCGGCAAGGGCAATCACCTTGTCTATACAGATGCGCCCTTGTTTGCTGGAGGCTATTTGGTATCTAGGGTCGAAAACAGCGAAGATATTGGTCAGCTATATCGGGAAGCGCAAAAGGCTTATCTGGATTTACCGGGATTAAAAGGCTTTTGGCCGATGTAGATTTAAGGCCACTTAACTGAATAGCAACCAACCCAGCGGCCAGGAATCCGTTTCTCTGAGCCGCTTTTGTTTTCTGACAATCGCCTGACAAATTGGTAACGATTGTCTGACAGTTTGATGACAGAATTATAACAGTTTAATAACATTGTAATCGTAGCCACGAGAGGACCGTGATGGGACTCGGCGTGGCTTTTTTATTATGGAGGATTTAGAATGGCTATTCACGCAAGAAACGCATCTGTTTATGTTGATACCACGGCGGGAGCCTCAACAGCCATTAGTGGCGACTTAAATTCGTGCTCGCTGGAGATGGAGGCCGATGCCCCCGATGTGACCGGCTTTGGCAATGATACAAGGCAAAGACTGTCGAATGGGCTAAAATCCTGGTCATTTTCGATTAATGGTTTCTACGCTCAAGGTGCGACAACGGCGGCATGTATCCTGTACCCCCTATTAGCCGGGAGTACCTATATCCAGTTTGGGCCGGCAGGATCTACATCGGCCTGTCAGAAATTCACCGGAAGTGCCGTTATGTCAAGTTTATCGTTTGAGTTCGGAGTCGAGGACAGCGGCCAAATGAGTGCCGGCTTCGATTCGCGCAGCGGCTCGATGACCGCCAGTGCTTGGTAGAGGTTTACATAAAATACCACACAAAGGCTAAGTAGACGGATGCAATCTACTTAGCCTTTGTGTCCATTTATGCCTATCTGGTTACGAAGAATCTTTTCAATGTTATCGAACTCCCAATAGGGAATATAGATTAAAGTGAAGCCTTGCTTCTTGGCGTACTCGGCTTTGATAGCGTCCCTCCTCTGAATATCTCTTAAGTTGTCCTCACCGCCAAATATCTCGATGGCATAGTAATGATGCGGCCCTTGAAATTCAATCAAAAAAACTGTTTTTCTTCTCTTTAGATAGAAGTCGAATCGTAAGAGTTTCTTGTCTCTGCAATCGTCAAAATATTTTTGAGGAGTAAACCTAATTTTCCAATTCGTCAAAATCTGAGAGATTCTTTTTTTCTCCTTGGGATTCGCCGCAGATAGGACACCTTCTCCCGGCCTTTATGTTAGAGTATTGCGCTTCCCATCTATGTCCGTTTTGACATCCCCACCAAGTTGATGTTTTGACATTGGGAACTTCTGGCCCCAACCAAATCAGATCGTTCTCTTGGGCTAAGGCGCGATAATCCTCTGGCACTTTGCGAATGTTACCAGCACAATACCTGCAACCTTTTCCACTTGCAATTTGCGCATAAGACGAGTCAAATTCGTGATTAGCTTGACATCTCCAAAATGTCTTTGCATGAGTAGTCCTTACTTCTGGCCCTAGCCATTCTAAATTAAACTTCTGGGCAATAGCCCTATAGCTCTCTACTTTTCGTCTCTTACCATCAGCCCTTTTCTGTTTTGCGCAAAAGCGGCAACCTCTACCGCTTGCTATACTTGTATAAGGTGCATCCCATTCGTGAGATTCCGGGCATCTCCACCAAGTTTTTACTTGAACACTTGATACCTCTGGTCCCAACCATATAAATTTTCGCTTCCTAGCTAATTTATGATAGTCTTTAGGGGTTCTGGGTTCTTTATCTGAACAGACCCGACACCCTGTACCGTTTACCATAGCACTGTAACTAATATGCCGCCTGTGGCCTTTGGGGCATAGCCACCAAGTTTTCGTGGATGTATCAGGTACTTCAGGGCCAAGCCATTTGAATCCTTTAGATTCTGCTAGCTCTATGTATTTTTCGGGTTTATGCCTTAATCCTTCGGCTACTCTCTCTTTAGAACAAGTAGCACATTCCCTTCCTGAATTTACGTGCCCGTAGGATGTTTCCCAGATATGACCCCTGCTACATTTCCACAAGGTCGGCGTATTCACGTCATTCACTTCTGGGCCGAGCCACGCCAGATTGCGAGCCTTGGCTAGTCTACGATAGCTATCAGGAGGCTTGCGCTTACTC